TCACCGAGTTGATGTTGTGCGAGTTGTTTTCATAGGCAATGCAGGGCCGGTCCACGCTGTACGTGCTGCCGACGGATAACCTGGTATATCGCTTCACCCCCCGGCGCATCGATCGACTCGTAAACCGGGTTGAGTTCTATCGCGACAACTGCGGCGTGACAAGGAAGGCGTCGGACACGAAGATGCAGAAAACCATATTCGGCGTTGACTGCGCTTTCGTTGGGTCAGGCTCTGCCCTCAACTTCTACGAAATTCCCTGCGATAACCTAATCATCGACGAGCACGATAAGTGCAACCAGGATAATCTACGCATTGCCCATGACCGCCTCGAATCAGCGACAAACCCTCTTATTCGTATCATCGGTAATCCGTCCGTCGAGAGCGAAGGAATCAACGATCATTTTGAAAAGTCAGATGCGAAAGAGTGGTTTATTCGCTGCGATCATTGCGGTGAACGGCAACCGCTCGATTGGTTTGTAAATATAGTACGTGAAGAAAGCACCACCTGTTCTTTAGTATTACCATCACAAGGCGGCGGTGACGCTGGCGTGGCGTGCCGCCGCTGTTCTAAGGCCATTAACAGACTTGCGCCGGGTGAGTGGGTTGCACGACATCAAGACAGGGACGTCTCGGGTTATCACTGCAACAGCATCTTTGGCAACCCACTGCCTGGCACTATTAACCGACTGTATGAATTCTATCTCATTGGTCGAACGAATCTCACGGCGAAACAAACGTTTTGGAATAATCGCCTCGGTCTACCATTTACCGCAGCGGGAAATCGGCTTGACGAAAAGGTGTTGAAGCCTTGCGAGGTCGACTATGAAATGCCGTTGAAGTCGGAGGTGTGTTTCGGCGGCGTTGATGTCGGGTCGGTGTTACACGTAGAGGTTTCGTCGTTAGTCGACGGTAAACAGCGACTGGTATTCGCTGGAACGCTACCTTTGGACCTTAATGCCCTCCACGAAATCTGCGTGCGATACAATATTCGCAACGGTGTGATCGACGCCCTGCCGGAAACGAAGTTCTCCAAGGATTTTGTCAGAGACCATCCCGGTTGGTATCGCTGTTATTATGGGACCACCGACGACAAAGATATGGCGATGAAGATCGATTACGTCGAACGCAAGATTACGGTTGGTCGCACTGAATCTTTAGATATGTCGCTGGCGGAGTATCTCGAACAGCGAATGCAGATACCGAGGAATTGGCGATCACTGGATAATGGTGATTTCGTCAAGCAAATGAAAGCGCCGACACGGGTGTACCAAGAGCCGAAAGGCAATTCACCGGGTCGGTATGTCTGGACAGAAGGATCGCAGGCGGACCATTACCGTCACGCGGATAACTATCGAGCGATAGCTGCGCGGCTTTACGGCGGCGGCGGATCGCTGGTAACGGTGGTGTGATGGAAGAACATCTCGACGCAATGGACAAAATGATAGATTATCTTGATGGCAAGATTGACTCATATTCGCTTGACGATAAGGAGGCGAACGGTAGCCTTGTCGCTAAATTCTGGGATCAATTTAACGAATCCAAGGATGCGGGGTCGGGGGTAATGCTGACGGAATCCATCAACAAGGAATGGCCGTGGTAATGTCAACGCGCAGAGACGATAACGCAACACCGAGGGCAGAGGTGAGCATGGGGATTGAGACTTCTTGAGATAATTCGACAATGGTTCACCAAAAGTAATCCAACGGGGGCGCTTACTACTAAGCCCGGTTCCAGTTTTGATGGCGGGTCGCAGCCCCACGAACCCGACTATAACGTAGCGGCGAATCTCGCCGCCTTCAAGGTTGAGCCCTGGGTTTATCGATGCCTCACCGTCATTGGTAAAAACATTACGTCCTCTCCCCTAATCGTTGAGCAACAGAAAACCGTCAACGGTGAAATGGCGTGGGGGGTCGTCACATCCGGCAATCTCTGCGAGCTCATAGATAACCCCAATCCCGAATTTACACTTCAAGAGTTAATCACCAATTCAGCGATTGCGTTGTGCGGTGCCGGCGACGCCTACCTTACTTTTGACAAGATCGCTAACGAGTTGTGGTACGCTGACCCGACGACAGCGAAGGTGGTTGCCAACAAGACGGATGGTACTATCGGGTTTGAGTTTAAGCGCGGGAGTAAAACGGTTACGCTTGAGCGTGACGAGGTTTGTCACATTCGTCTTCCCAACCCCTTTGATTCGTGGTATGGATTATCACCGATCAAAGCCGCCGAGGTGTCGATTCTCACCAATTACTACGACCGACGCTTTCTGAAGAATTTCTTTAAGAACTCCGGCGTGCCATCGGCCGCCCTTGAATCAGATCGTCCCTGTGCCAGTGACGAGGCCGTTGAACGAACTCGCAAGAGTTGGCAGCGGATTCATGGCGGCACCGCCAACGCTGGCAAGGTGGCAATACTTTGGGATGGATTAAAGTATAAGCCGCTCTCGTTCCCCCTCAAAGATCTCGTAATGGATACACTGCGCAAGATGACGCGAGAAGAAATTGCAGCGGTGTTCGGCGTGCCAGGGATGTTGCTTGGCATCATCGAGGATGTAAACAAGGCTAACGGCAAAGAGGTGATGAGGGCGTTCTGGGAGACGGAGATTATTCCGTATCAAAAGCTATTCGCGTCAGCATTGACGAACCAAATAGTTAAACCGCATTTCAGTGAAACACTGCGGCTTCGATTCGACAATTCACAGCAAGACTTCCTACAGGAAGATCAGAACCAAAAAGCCGACCGGGTGACGAAGATATATACTTCCGGTCTTACGACAAAGAATGAAGCCAGGGAACGGCTTGGCCTTGAATCGATTGATGGTGGCGATGAATTTTATACCGCTGGCGGATTCGGGGCCTTCAACATGGATGACGACGGGGGCGACTCTAAAACCGGAATGCCCTCCTGGTTGCGAGCTGGCGTCAAAAATGACGGCGCCCCCCGTCTAATTCTCTGGAAAAAGCACGATCAATTTCTCACCACCCAGGAGAATAAAGTCGAGACGGCGGTGATCCGTTTTTGGGACGGACAGCTCGACCGAATCCTTGAGGGCCTCGGTGTGACAACCAGTAAGGGACAATTCATGTCCCGTCTTGGTGTATGGATCACTAAAGACGACGTGCCATTCGACCCCAAAGACACTGACGCAATTTTCAATAAGGCGGTTGAGGCGCAGATATTACGCGAGCATTTCGACGCGATAATTACCAACATCACCGCCGATGCCGGGCAGAGGGCAATCGACTCCATCAACATTTCGATGGAGTTTCGCGTTGACAATCCCGAAGTCCAGAATCTAATCAATCAATTTCTCAATAGGTCGGAGCGCATCAACGACACGACTTACAGGGACGTGAAGCGGATATTGTCCGAGGCATACGACGAAGGTCTCGGCATTGACGAGGCGGAGCGTCGCCTGAGAGACCTATTCAAATCCTACTACAAAGTCAAGCCGGGTGATCCCGGAATCATTTCGAGGGGCAAGCGATTCGCCAGAACAGAGATGAATGGTGTGGTTAATGGCGGCGGAATGGAAGCCTATAAGCAGGCGGGGATTGAGGGCAAGGAATGGTTGACGAATATCGATTCTGAAACGAGGGAGCAACACATTTATGCTGACGGTGAGGTGGTAAAGATCGGCGAACCGTTTATTAAAACCGGCGATCCCTTGATGTATCCGGGCGATCCCGGTGGTGCGCCGGAAAATGTAATCAACTGTAGATGTTCATTATTGCCAGTGGCAAATATCGAATAACCGAGGGCAAGAGGAGAAAACCATTGAAACGACAAGTAACATTGTTAGCGATCATCGCCCTGGTGTTGTTCACTGTCACCTTGAGCGTGATGTCACCGGGTGTGGAGAGTGCTGAGAAGCCGCGTGGCTCTCAGTATTCGTCGACTTACAAATTCACACAGACGGTAGATAGCACCGTGGCGATTCAGTACGACACCTTTTCGACGGTGGGGCATTTCACGGAAATCGTGGATTATGCTTCGCTTGAGGGATACTACGTCCTCAACTATGTCGCCGTTGATACTGGGACTGGTGGTGTCTACGTTGATACGACCAAGGATACCGTCGTTGTCCAAATTTATACCAAGGGACAAAGCGGAACGCCGTCCAAGTTGATTTACACCGATACCATCGTGGCAATACACGCCACGGCCGTAGCGGCAGACTATGTGTACTTTGATGTATCTGACAGCACGTCACTTGATTATGTGGAGTGGCGCGTTATCTCGATACTGCAGGATTCGGTATATACGAAGGCGCGGTTAGCCGCCGGCATTGACTACCAACTCACTTACAAATTCTACGCGAAGTGAATCATGCCGGACACTGTTGACAAGTCGACAATGCGCTATTGTAGCGGCGCCATTGAAACGTTCCGTCCGCCGGACGCTGAAGACCTGAAGAAATTCAAGAGCTTCAAGGCGAAGATGCCGGACTACGTGGATACGTCGATTGAGCCGGTGCTGGCGATTGAGGGTTGGTTATCAACCGGCGAAGTGGATCGCCAAAAGGACATCATTGAACCGGGTGCGTGGAGTAAGCATCTCGCTGACTTCATGAAAAACCCGTCCCTGATGTTCAACCACGACTGGTCGCATTTACCGCTCGGCATCTGGACTGACGTTTACGTTGTGCCAGATAAAGGGCTTTATGGTAAATGTCTAATCTTTGGTACTGAAATGGGTAACGATGTGGCGATGCTGGTCAGGGCTGGTGTGCTGCGTTCGTTCTCCGTTGGTTTCACGTATCACGAATTCTCAACTATGGATGACGGCGGTTGGCGCATCTTAGATGCGGAGTTGATTGAATGCTCCATCGTCTCGGTGCCAGCCAACCTCGGCGCAGTCATCGAACACGCTAAATCACTGAATATCAAACTCAATTATTTAACCAATACCTCAGGGGGCAGAGGGACATCGAAAGGAATAACGATGCCGGAAATTATCACCAAGGCTGACATCGATTCCTCTGTTACTCCGGTGAGAGAGGATCTCGATAAAACCAAAACCACTGTTAAGGAGCTCGGGGCCGAGTTCGAGAAGGTGGCGAAAATACAACATGATTTGAAGGACGCGGTTGCCAACGGGACGAAGACATCCGGCGAGATGCGCGAACTCGTCGACAAGGTCTCTGGTGAATTCCAGTCGGCCATCGACGACCTTCAGGGGAAGTACAAGGAGTTTGCGAAGCGTCGGCCCGGTAACGCGTTTGACTTCAGCGGCCCGCTGAATCTCAAGTCGATGATTACCAAGCGCCCAGCCGACGTTGACGCGACATTTGGCGGGAGCTCTGAGGTGGCAACCAAAGTCAAGCACCTGCAGAAGATGCATGACAAGGTTGCTATGCTTGATGCGCTCTTAGAGGCATCGTCCCGCAACAACACCGGGGATTACCATCAACGAAACCGCAATGCGCGAATCAAGGGACTTCGCACTTACGGTGAATTGGTTGAATTTGCGAAGGCGATGGACTCCACCACGTCCGACGAAGGTGACGAGTGGGTGCCGAGTGATATGTCCGGCAACATGATTGAGAGAGTCCATGTCGAATTAAAGGTAGCTTCCCTGTTCGACAAGTTCCCAATGCCGAGCAACCCGTTTGTTATGCCGGTTGAGGGTGGCGACACCGACGCTACGCTGATGGCCGAGAAGACGGCGATTATAAGCGCGTTTGATTCCACCGAGCAGACGCCCGGCACCGAGGCCGTGACGTTCACCGCGGCCAAAGGTCGGTCGAGGATTCAGGTATCGCACGAGCTCACCGAGGATTCGGCCATTGCGATTATGCCCTACGTCGAGAAAAAGGCGGGGCGCGGCCTGGCTCGTGTCATTGACCGGTGTATTATCAACGGCGATAAGAGCAGTGGTGGTACGGCCTCGTTTGACACCGGCTATACTCCGGCCACGACTGATTTCCGTCACGGTTGGGATGGACTGAGGTATCACTACCAGACCAACATCACCTCGACTTACGGCGGTCAGGACTGCTCGACCTTCAACGAAACGAACGTTGGTAAGGTTCGGAGTGCGATGGGTAAGTATGGTCTGTATCCTTCGGATCTGATTTACCTGTGTTCCGTCAAGGCCTACTTGCAGAAGTTCCTTCGTGAACTGGACAACTACCAGACGCTGGATAAGTACGGCCCGAACGCCGTGATCCTCAACGGTGAGTTGGCCAAGGTCGACGGCGTGCCGTTGGTTATCTCTGAGTTCATGTATGACAACCTGAACGCTGACGGCATCTACGACGGTACGACCACTGATCGCTCCGAAATTCTCTGTCTCAATCGCAATATGTGGTTGATCGGTGAATGGGGCGGTATCCGGGCGTCGGTTGAGGAAGACAAGATCAACGACGTGTATCAGGTCGTGGCGTTTAAGCGCCTCGACTTCGAGCCGGTGGTTACTCCGTCCTCGACGGAAGTGATTGTCGCCTCTGGCTACAACGTGACCTTTTAACCTATAAGGCGGGGCCGGGAAATCTCGGCCTCGCTTCTCTACGGAGAACGATATGCAGGTAAGATTTAAGGCAACCGAGTATCGGGCGGCGTATAGCGGCAACTACGCATTCACCGACGGTCTGGTGCGAAACATCGAGGAGGCGGAGGCGAAGCGTCTCGTTAAGGATTTCCCAGCCAACTTCGAATTGGTGGAACTGGGGCCGGACCCGGAACCGGAGAAGGCGCAGCGTCCGAAACGCAACAAGATATTCAAGTCGGGTAAAGACAAGTGAGCCTCGATACCACCATAGCCCTCATCACGTTTGAGGAGTACTGCACCTTTGCTGGTCTTAAGAAATCGAATGACAAGCTTGATCAGGATCGCTTCGAACTGTTCATCCACCAGGCGAGTCAGGAAATCATCAACGAGTGCGGGCGCAAATTCATCGAACCGTCGAATCAGGTTGAGGAAGTATTCGACGGCGACGGAACCGGTGAGTATTTCATCAAGAACTGTCGGTGGGCGTCAGGTGATACTCCGGTGATTTACTACTGGGACGGAACGCAATACGTCGAGATGACGGCAGCGAATTTTCCCCGGGCCTACGTTCAGGAATCCGGCAAGGTGTATTTCACCAAGGGAAACATCTTTACTCATCGGCGTTACAAGATCGCCCATAAGTACGGCTGGACCCAAGCGAACATTCCTTACGACTTGAAGGAACTGTGTGCGGTGATGGTTCAGCGGGCGCTAAAGAGAGCGGACAAGCATGAGGGTGTTACGTCTGAGGGAATGAGCGATTCGACAACGGCGTTCAATCTCCACAAAATCACCGAGAGTATGCAGACTATCATAAATCATTATTGTCGAGGACATTCCTTTGGCTGATTTGACTATTAGTATCGGTAAGCATCGTGGCGGTTCCGTTAAACTGGGTCGTGTCACCGACCAAATGAAACCGAACATACGCCGAGCCTTAGTCGAGGCGGGTGCGTTACTGGATCGTGAGATGAAGGGCAGGGCGCCATATCTATATGGACGCCTACAGGGATCAATTACTTTACAGATTCACCCCGACGGTATGGGCGCCAGTATCGGTCCCAACACCGTTTACGCCGCCATTCAGAATTACGGCGGATGGGCGGGCGTGAATCTATCTGCTTATATCCCGCCACAACCTTACATCGAGCCGTCGTGGGAAGCAAGGTCCGACGATGTCTTTGAAATCTTTGTCAACCGCGT